ATGAAGTAAATATTTCAGGTTCGTATAACGGCAGTACGCCAGGTTCCGAACCTGTAAATGAAGGTTCAAATCCTTCACCTGAAGCCAATTTTGATCTCAATGAAGCTGGATACTCAACAGGCAAATGGTCAGATGATGATGACTTTGGCATAACTCCATTTCTTGGACCTAACCGATGACAAGAACATGGGAATATAGCCTATCTGCTAAAGAAGAGGCCATATGTGTAGAGGTGGGATATCAGAGACAAAAGCCATATTTTGGCGATCCAAGCAAGAATATTAACTATGCTGAAGGTGATCTCTGGGAGATGTGGCAGCATGTTGTATGTGCTGGATCGGAGCTTGCCTTTGCCAGAATGCTTGGCCAAAAGGAGTTTGTCCCACACTTCAACAAATGGAAGACTGAATTAGATGTACCTGGGGTTGGGGAAATTAGATACTCATTTAACCCAACTGGTGGACTAAGGTTCACCAAAAGGGATAACCCTGATCTAAGATATGTCCTAATGATAGATGGCATGGCCATCAAGAATAGGACGGGGCGGAATGAAGATAGAAGAAGTACTCCCTATAAAGCTATAGGCTGGATGTATGGACATGAATGCATGCAAGAGATATATTTATCTAAATATAATAATACTACATGGGTAGTACCTTATGATCAATTAAAGGCAATGCCTAATTAAGGACGGGAACCAATGATAGAACTATCACTAATAGCCATTACATGGTATTTAACTAAGATATATTACACAAAGGAATTAACTGTGCAAATTCCAGTTAAGGAAGAAGGGCCCATGGTTCATGCAAGATGCGTTAAATGCTCTCAGACTATATATACTCATCGGGATAACCTTCGTGCTCCATATTACTGCTTGGCTTGCAATTAATGGATAAATTCGAATCATCATATAGTCAGTTTGCTAAAAAAGAGCCATATAGGGTAGCATGCTCCAAATGTAATAATCTTTATCTCAAGGCTAATGATGACCCATTTATATGCCTTACATGCTCAGCAAGATAATGGTAGAATAGACGTATGAAGAAGATAATGATAGCTGATTTAATGAAGGCGGTCCAAGAAGAGACGGAAGATCTGAGAGATATAGAGAACTCAGATATAGACCCTAATGGTAATGAATTTGATGGTTCCATAGGTAAGGTAACATATCAGCCAAATGGTGATGGTTCATATGAAGTAGACATATCCTTTAAATTAGGTGGATCTGCAGTATATACAATGGATGCAGACCAATTACAAGATTGGATCAACAATCCTTCAGGTGGCTATTATAATGCCAACATA